CAGCTCGACCGTGACCCAGACGACCCAGATCACCGGCACGACCATCCAGATCAACAGCCCGGACCCGGCCAAGGCCGGCGAAGCCGTGCGTCAGGAACTGGAGCGCATGAACAAGCAGGCCGTGCGTAATGGACAGACTGCGGTGGCGCTATGAGCGAAGCATTGAATCAGCAACAGGTGGCCATCATCCGATCCATGGGCGGCCTCGTGTTCGACGCGGTATTCGAAGAGACGCACGAGGCCGACATGGAGGTCACCGACAACCCTGTGGAGACGGGCGTCGTCGTCAGCGACCATGCATTCATGAAGCCGCTGCGGGTGATGCTTTCCGCGGGCGTTTCCGACACTCCGCTGGCGGTCGTCACCGACGACCCTTTCGCCTCGGATGCCGGCCGCTCCCGCCGCGCCTTCGAGCTGCTGACTGAGCTGCAGAAGCGGGCCGAGCCGTTCGACTTGCAAACGGGCCTCAAGCTCTACGAGAACATGGTCTGCACGTCGATCCGGACGAGCCAGGACAAGGACTCGTCCGGGGCGCTGCTTTTCACGGCAGAGCTGCGCGAGGTGATCATCGTCTATACGCAGGTGGTGACCTACCCGCCGCGCAAGCCCGGGGCCACCAAGCGGCAGGCGGGCCCGAAGAAGGACAAGGGCGAGCAGCAGGGCAAGGAGGTTGCGGAGAAGCCCAAGAAGCAGTCCCTGAGCAAGAAACTGGCTGATGCCATCGGAGGCAAGAAGTGATCCTTGAGCTGCCATTCTCCAACGACCCCGCACAGGTTTTCACGACCCAGCTGGGCGAGGCGAAATACACCTTCGAGGCCAAGTACAACGACCGCTCCGGCGTCTGGACCATCGATCTGTACGATGCCTCCACCCAGGCGCTGATCGTCGCCTCGCTGCCACTGGTGATCGGTCAGGACCTGCTGGAGCCCTACAACTTCGGCATCGGCAGCATCCTCTGCGTCGATACCTCTGGCCAGGGCGCGGACGCCGGCCCCGACGACCTCGGCGAGCGGGTCAAGGTTTATTGGTTCAGCCCTGACGAGGTGACGGCATGAGCGATTCCGTCCGCCAGTGGAAGCGCAAGGTTCAAGTGGTCATCGGCAAGGCCGGCAGCGGCCTGATGATCGAGAACCTGCGGGTGCAGTTCGAGGTCGCCAAGACCATCGAGGCGGCACCGAACATCGCCGTCATCCGGATCTTCAACCTGCACCCGGACAACGAGGCGAAGATCAAGAACGAGTTCGACGAGGTGCTGCTGAACGCCGGCTACGAGGGCGCCATGCGTCTGGTGTTCCGGGGGAATATCAAGCACGTCTATCGCTACCGCGAGAAGAACGACTACATCACCGAAATCGAAGCCGGCGACGGCGACAAGGACTTCAGCAAGGCGGTGATGAACGAGACGCTGGCCGCAGGAACGACAACGGCCCAGCTCGTGGATCGCGCCGTCGGCTCCTTCAAGGGGACGGGCGGCACCGCCAAGGGGCACGTCCAGGTCAATGACCGGGCACGACTGCGCGGCAAGGTGATCAGCGGCAACACCCGGGACGTGCTCAACGACGTGGCCCGCGAGGCGGGCGCGAACTGGTCGATTCAGGACGGGCAGCTCGTCATCGTCAGCACCAACGACGTGCTGCCCGGGCAGGCGATTGTCATTCGCGCCGACACCGGCATGCTGGGGGCGCCCGAGATCAACGACAAGGGCATCGCCGTGAAGTGCCTCCTGAACCCGCAGCTGCGGGTCAATGGCGCCATCAAGCTGGACAACAACGGCATCAAGGCGAAGCGTCAGCAGTCGCAGGCGCTGGCCACCAAGCGCGAGAAGCAGGAAACCAACGCGCCCCTGGGCAGGGAGAGCGAGGCGCTGGTACGGCTCGACCCCGACGGCATCTACAAGGTGCTGAAGCTCACCCACAAGGGCGACAACCGGGGGCAGGACTGGGTCACCGAGATCGAGTGCATCGGCCTCGACCAACCCATCCCGGCGACGAGGTAAGCACATGGCAGACGGAAAACAGATCGGCAAAGTCCAGCGCGACCAGCAGCTGACGGCCACCCAGGAGGAGGCCCACGCCGCACAGATCGAGGGACGGCTGAAAGACCTGCACACCTGCCTGCCCGGCATCATCGCCAGCTTCGACCCGGACACCCAGACCGCCTCGGTGCAGCCCGCCATCAAGCGCATCTTCACCGAGAAGGGGGCCGTGAATCTGCCGCTGTGCGTCGATGTCCCGGTGCAGTTCCCGGGGGGCGGCGACTTCTTCCTGACCTTTCCGGTCAAGCCAGGCGACGAGTGCATGCTGCATTTCAGTGAGCGCTGCATCGACTTCTGGCACGTGAATGGCGGCGTTCAGCTTCCCGGGGAGTACCGGCTGCACGACCTGTCCGACGCGGTGGCGACGGTCGGTATCAACAGCCAGCCGCGAAAGATTCCGGCGTTCAACGCCGCCGACACCGAGCTGCGCAGCCGCGCCGGAGACATCCGCATCACGGTCAAGCCGAGCGGCACGATCGAGGCCGTCAATCCCGAGGGCAGCCACGTCCTGGGCGCCGACGGCTCCATGACCATCAACGCGCCGGCCGGGACCACGATCAACTCTCCGCAGATCGTCCTGAACGGCAACGTGACCTACATCGGCAACATGTCCGGCCAGGCCGGCAACGGCGGCGCCGGCAACGCATCGACCCCGGGAACCATCACGGCAGAGACGGATGTCATCGGCGGCGGCAAGTCGCTCAAGACGCACGTCCATTCCGGCGTGCAGCCCGGAGGCGGCAACACCGGCCAACCGGTTTAAGGAGACCCCATGCTGGTAAGCCGACTCGACCCCGGCCACGACATGACCTTTGGCCAGGGGGTGGCGAACTACGCCCGCGACGACGAGGCGACCGCCCAAGCGGTGAAAACCCGCCTGCTGCTGCTCTTCAATGAGTGGTTCCTCGATACCGACGCCGGCGTGCCGCATCTACAGAAGGTCATGATCAAGCCGTCGAATCTGCCGTTGGCGGAGGCACTGGTCAAGCGAACCATCCTCCAGACCGAGGGCGTCGCCGAGCTGCGCTCCTTCGGCATGACCTTCGACCGTGAAACCCGCCGACTGACAATCCAGGCGACCGTGGCCAACACCTACGGCACCGTGGCAAACATCAAGGTGTCCCAATGACGCAACTGACCTCACAGGGCTTTACCCGCACCCGCCTGGACGAGCGCCTGACGGCGCTGCAGGAGGCCATGCGGGCCATCTTCGGGCCGACCCTCAACCTCGACCCGGACACGATGGACGGACAGGCGCTTGGCGTCTTCGCCGAGTCCCAAAGCAACCTCGACCAGCTCGCCGAGGACGTCTATCACTCGTTCAACCCGCAGTCGGCCACCGGCGTGGCTCTAAGCCGGCTGGTGCAACTCAACGGCATCCGCCGCATCGAGGGCACCTACAGCACGGTGACGCTGCGCTGTGTTGGCTCGCAGGGCACCGTCATCCCGGCGGGCAGCCTCGTAAAGAGCACGGCGACCAACGCCACCTTCGAGACCGCCGAGGAGGTAGTCATCCCCGCCAGCGGCGAGATCGACATCGCGGCCCGCTCCGCGGTCAAGGGTGCCGTCCTGGCGCCGGCCGGCACGCTGACCAAGATCGACACCCCGATCTTCGGCTGGCAGACCGCGACCAACGTGCTGGATGCGGCGCCGGGGCGCAACGAGGAAACCGACGAGCAGCTGCGCCTGCGCCGGCGTGCCTCGACCTCCACCCCGGGGCAGGCCATCGTCGATGCGATGTACGGGGCGCTGACCAACATCCCGGAGGTGCGGCAGGCCAAGGTCTATGAGAACGACCAGGACGTCATCGACGCCAACGGGCTGCCGCCGCACTCGATCTACTGCATCGTGGAGGGCGGCGCCGATGCCGACATCCTCGACACCATCTGGCTGAAGAAGACCGCCGGCACGACCACCCACGGCACGACCGCCGGCCAGGTCACGGACAGCATGGGCAACCCGCACACGCTGAACTTCAGCCGGCCGACCGACGTGAATGTCTGGGTAACGGTGAATCTGCACACCCGGCCGGGATGGCCGACCGACGGCGCGCAGCGCATCACCAACGCGCTGACCGCCTGGGCGGTGGCCAATCAGTCCATCGGCGAGGAGGTCATCCACTCCCGCCTGTTCGACCCGGTCAATTCCATCCCCAGTCACTCGATCGACAGCCTTTACATCGGCACGGCTGCCAACCCGGCCGGCACCGCGAACATCGCCGTGCCGTTCGACGGGCTGGCCCGCTTCGACTCGACCCGGATCGCGGTGAATGTCCTATGAGCTCGATCGTCATTGACCATCAGTCGCTGGGGCGCAGCCGGATCGCCACGCAATACACGGAGAGCCAGAAGTTCCTGGCCTACATCCGGGCGTTGCTGGACTCGTCCGCCGAGCTGGAGGCCGTCCTGCAGAAGGTCGCCGAGCAGTCGGACATCGACATCGCCGAGGGCGTCAATCTGGACGTGATCGGGGAGATCGTCGGCATCAGCCGGATCATCCCCGCATCGGTGCAACTCGCCTTTTTCGGCTTCCAGGACAACGCCGCGGCGCTCAACTTTGGCGAGGAAGGCGCGCTCGGCATCGGATCACGCTTCCGCGACGAGCTGGAGCCGGAGACGGCGACCAGCGTCCTGGCGGACCAGGAATACCTGCTTATGATACGCGAAAAGATCGTGAAGAACCACGCTCACGTCACGAACGAGGACATCCTCCAGGGGCTGGCCTA